ATACGATGCGTTCACAGCATCAGCAGCAGTGAAACTCGCCTCAAGCGTTTCATCCATCGTCTGCGCCGAGGGTATCTTTGTCATCACAGAGTCAGTATCTCCACCAATAAGTTGCGCCTTGTGATACCCCATATCGTCCAAGTTGGAGACAAAGGTGTCAGCAGTGTGTTCGAGCACCATCCTGCCCGCAACTGTGATTGACTCAGCGAGCCGCCAGTCGAACAAGCGGAAACCGTTTCCATAGGAGTTAGAGTCGCCAAAAACGCCGTAGAGACTATTTGTAATTCTCTTGACAGCATCATACTTCTTCCCCTGACCCTTATACTCGTACTTCATCTCGACCATATCATCGACCACGTCTCGAACGAAGCCAGTCTCGACCGATGGCTTGAGGTAGTAAATCTCTGTCGTGTCAGGCTCACTGTCTCTTTTCTCAGTGTCGTTCCGCGTGTCGACGTAGGCAGAGTACACATCATCCTCGTCGTATCCTGCGGCCATCACCTCTGTCATATTGTTGAACACAGTCTCGGGCGACACATTGAGCGACCACATCAGGTACGGGTATAGTGAGGCCAAATCTGGGTACACAACATTGCGATGCTTTCCTGGCAGTGGATTGTACACCTTTGCCCCATAGTACCAGCCGCGCTCTGGCTCAGTCGAGGTCGGAAGCGCAATACCCTCACCTTCTGCTTGGCGAAGGAAAACCATATCGATGATTCCAATATTTGAGTCTGCCGCCTCACTGTAGGTACAGCCCGCCACTGACCGAATTTTGTCATACAAATCGAGCACACCTTTGGCTTCCTCAATTTGCACAACAGCTTGCACATCTCGAATATTGTATTTCATAAACTCGACCGGCTCGTGTAACCACCCTTCATCAAGGTCGGCCACATCCTCTTTTCCATAGCCGAGTTCGTCTTCTGCAATTGCGCCGAGCGCATAGCTCCGTTTCTCGTGAATCTGTGTCTTCTTATACGCTTGGAGCATGTCGAAGGTCTCTCGTCCGTCAACAGTTGGTGCACCACGGTTTGTCACAAAGACGCGCCCATTGTCGTAGGTTAACTCTTGGTATGACCACTCATTGATACCACTGGCTCGATTGATGAGATACGGGTAGTCGAATCCTGAGCCAATATCATTGCGAGAACTATTCCACCCTGTAAGCAGGTCAGGGTCAGTCGCTCCCACAAACTCGAAATACTCTGCGAGCAATTGGTTTTCTGAGTCATACACCTCGACCGAGAGTTGGTCATCGCTTACGCCATCAGGATACTCCCACTCGTGTGACGATTGCCACGTATTGTCCGACCCTTCTGAAACCATGTTAGGATTCAACACGCCACAGAAGTAGCTATCCTCGTATGAGTCGTGGGCCGTGATTGCGGTAACAGGTTTGGTCGGGTTCATCACATCAGGGAACTCGCCGCCTGTCCACACCTCAATGTCAACTGTGTGCATCCGTGGTTCGACTGATGGAACATCTTCTTCATCAAGTGGGCGAATCTCATCGACAGAGACACGCCGCTCGCCAGCAGGGACAGACACGCCTCGATGGATGCCTGTATCGACCAAGAATCGATTCGTGAAGAATACGTCTGCCTCTCCGGTCCACTCAAACTCCTCGCGCAACTTGGGGACCTGCGATGGTTTGACTGTGTATATCTTAACTAAGGGTGTGTCATCGAGCCTCACACGAGGGGCGTCGGGCGTGCCCCTCACCGCAGTGTTCATCTCAAGTCGTTCATCGAGTAACGCTTCTCTGACGACAATCTCTCGCGCCATCGACTCAGTGAGCAGGTCATCCTGTCGGTCGAGAAACTCTTCTTCGGTAATGTAAAAGGATGGGTAGAAACCCTCTACTTCGACAATGCGGCGCGCACCATGCTCGTCTCGACAGAATAGCTCGACAATCGGTTCGTCGATAAAGTTGCCCTCACTCTCGATAGAGTATTCGAGATTGAATACTTTGAGTGACTCGCGGTTGTCGGCAATATCAGTGAGTGCCATACACAGATGAATGCGACACTACTATAAAAAGTTTTGGGCGCTATCTACTACAACGATGCGTGTATTCATCGAGCATGTATGATTGCAGGTATGGCAGCGCCTCATCAAATTCTGTGTCAAAGTCTTTTATATACTCATTCCCACATGAAGCACAGTACACTCTAAACCTCGTTATACCGAGAAATATTCCTGCGATAAAACGTAATTTGTGGCCATTCATTTCCATCGTTTCTCCATCTAAATAGGTAAAATCTATGTCATCTGGCTTTTCTTCAAATTCTAGTATTTTGTCTTCGTTTACTGAAGCCATTATTGTCTTGCCGTATGCTGAGTGCGCAAGTGATACTCCAATTGGCGCTCACTCTGGAAATACTCATTACACAAGTCGCACGAGTAGTAGGCCATTGGTTGTATCACTCGAAGCTCTCCGTTATTGCAAATGTGGTGCCAGCAAATGTGAGCAGTACTTTGAGCGCCTTTTCTTTCGATTCAAATGTCCCTTTCGAGTGATACTGAATCCACGGACTCAAATCATCGCGCCACCCATCATACCAAATCACGACAGGAATATCATGCTGTTGTGCGACACGCATTTCAATACTTGTCCCGACAAGAAAGGCATCGTCGTCCCATCGCACAAGTAGCCCATCAGATTCGACAAGTGCATCGAGCGCTGGTTCAACGACTTTCTCTGGCTCCTCATAGATTTGGTCATCGCCCAACTCGAAGTCATTGACATTGTACGGATTGATGAACTCTGTGTCTTGCCACTCGTCGGAGTCCATCAACTCGTCGTGCCAGGCGAATGGGTCGTCGAAGTCGCTCACCGCTCCGGTCAGGTATATCGTCTTACCCATATACGAGTGGACAGAATCGAACTGTCTTCTGAGCCTTGTAAGGGCTCTGTCATAACCAGTAGACCACACTCGTGCAAGTGTATTGTTGTGTAACTACCTACTTAAAGGTTTCGGCCCACTTCTCACACTCAATATTGTGGAATTGACCATATGCATTGAGTCGCTCTATTGGAGAATCCTGCTCTGCCTCAATAGATTCCTCACACTTCGGGCAATACAACAGATTTTTATTTGCTATTACAGCATGACCATTAACTCTAGTAACCTCTAACAGTTCTTCGTTAACACCCAGCATACTGTAATAGATAGACGTTTTCTATTTAAAAGTTTCGGACCAATTCTCACACTCAACAGTATGAAACTTCCCATATGTATTGAGCTTTTCTATTGCAGAACCATTCGATGCCTCAAATGATTCGCTACACTTCACACAACGTAATACATTCTTACTTGGCATTACAGCATGACCATTGACTCTAGTAACATCTAACAATTCTGTGTTACCATCAACTGAAATGCAATATCGAGGAGACGGATTTGTGTAGGATGGAGCAACTATTGTTTCCCAACCCTGTAACTGGTTTAACTCATCACGTATCCACGGACTTGAATTAATCGGTGTCATTACTGCACTAATTGATGTGGCACCAGATTGTGAAATGAATTTTCTATGTTCTTTGTCGATATATGTATACTCTTCAATAAATATATGGTCAGCAGCCTGTATTGTATGCCTATTATTTACTATCTCTGCATTAGCGTTTTTAGCCATTTTTATCACATCACAGTCTCTCCTTGGAGTATAATTTCGTATCTCATCCGCCATCCCATGATTTGGAGCAATAATCAGACAATTATCAGCACCATATTGTTTAGCATACCTATTAGATTTTTTCATAAGTGCTGTCGTCTTGCCCGACACTCGTCCACCCATAAACACAGAGCGTGCTGCATCTGACTCAATAAATGCTTCTTGTTCGTCAGAGAGATTCATACATTCCTCACGTAATGGTAGAGGTTGTCATGCACTCCGACGAACGAGGGTATCTCAATCTCTGCGACGAGGCCGTACTTTTGCTCCACCTCGTCGAAGAATGCACCACTTGCCGTACAGCCACCACGAGGTTCACCTATATACACAATGTGTGGTGCTCCCTTCCTCGCAGCAGTTGCGGCCACATCTCCGCAAACAGGTGGCCAGATTGTGAGTACTGGTGTTTCTATTGGTTGTTCGAGGTTGTAGACATTGTATTGCTCGACTGGCATCCACGTCTCTTCTGGAGGGGTAATGTCTGTCGCCCGAACATCGACGCCACGCTCTTGAAGCAGATGCTCCCAGTAGGCTCGCCCTGCCCCAATTGAGAGTAGCTCATCAAACTCGGACAAGTAGATGAGCGCATCTTCTGATGGAACTGCCCAGCCATACTCTTCTACAAGGTCTTGTCGTTTGCCAAACCATTGCATTCCTCTGAAGCCACTTGATTCTTTGAGTTCAGTGAACGCCTTTCCGTACTCGTTCATATTATGTAATGAGTGGCGCATCTGTGATAAGTGTTTCGACGACAATGATATGAGGGGGAGTGTATGTGTGATATGACTCTTTCACTACTGTTGTAATATCAATACTGTAGTGAGAGGAGTGATAGAGTGATATGATGTAGTAGTGTATGTATGATATGAGGACAGCATAGTACTACTACATATATGATA